TCCGCCGTCAATCCCCACCGTCACCACATCAGCACGACGCAGGATATCGTCCAGGCTGATACAACGGCCCTGCTCTTCCCAGAAATCAGCCCCCGCCCAGCGGTCAGAGCGCAGGGCAAGACCAATTTCCACATTGGCGTGTTTTGACATGAACCCCCGGAATGTCTCTTCACCGGCTTCCCGGGCTTTACGGTACTCCCGGTACAGAAAGGCCTCATCCACTGAATAGCCGAGATTCGGATTGACCATGGCGAGGTTTTCCATCAGCAGGTGAGCCCCGCTTTCCACCATTTCAGGAGGGTGTTCAAATATCACCGGCAGAAAGTGCGGATCATGAATTTTGCCGTCGCGCACATCCCGGGCGTACTGCAGTTTCTGTCTGAACACCCCAGCTGGCGGTTCATTCGACTGGGTGGTCGTATACACCACAAACCCTTCCGGGCGGGAGGCAAGCCCACCGATGGCTTCACGTAACATGTCCTCCGCCTTGTACTGCTTGCCAAACAGCCACAACTCATCAATCAGCGTCCCCACGGACTTGATACCGGACACCGTATTCGGATCGGCTGCCACCACCTTCAGGGTGGTGTCCGTCACCCGGTGGGTGATGGTCCGGATATGTGTCTGCACCTGACAGAGGTCATCCAGATCATCGTCCCGTCGTACCATATCCCTGGCAGGATTGAAGGCGTTGGCCGCCACCTCCACAGTCGGGGCCAGAATCGTGTAACCCGCCGCCTGCCGCCAGTTCAGTAACAGCGCCGTCATCATGATCCCGGCGGCCAGTGTGGACTTGCTGTTTTTTTTGGGTATCAGAATGAACACTTCCTTGATATGGCGGACACCGGTCTGCGCATCGTAGGAGCCAAACAGAGCCGCCACCAGGTCAAACACCCACTGTGCACAGGACTCCCCGAACGTCGGGCTACCCGGTGCATCCACAATCCGCAGTTGTTTAAAAATCGCCAGGGCATGTGCGGCCTGGTCCGGATAAATCGGAGCCGGAATAATCGACAGCCCCTTTTTCAGGCGCTCTGCCCAGTCCGGGCAGGCCGTGCTCCATACAGGTATCATCCGTTGCCCTCATTATCGTTATTCACCACCAGTCGTGGTGGTGGTGGTACCGCAAAACGGTTAGCCGCTTTTTTCGCGGCATCACCTTTTGCCGATTTTTTACCGGCATCGCCTTTTTTATGGTGTGTGAACTGCGCCAGTCGCCAGGCCGCATCCAGTGCCAGTTTCGGATCAATGCTGAGGTTTTCCACCAGGATCTGCCCCATAGCTTTCACCGGATCGGGAAGACCATCCTCCATATATTCAATACCATGAGACATCACCGCGGGCGGTGGCATCTCCGGATTGTTTTCGTCCGGCTGTGGTATTGCAGCCGCCTCACGGCGACGGGGTTTATCCTCCTGCTCTGATTTTTTCTGCCGGTAAACAGGAACCTCATCCACCTCCACCGTTTCGCACTGTTTACGGGCTATAAACGCGAGCACCTCCGGATCTTTTGCCAGCTGCGAGCCTTTAACCCTGGCGGTCTTCGCCGAATAACCGGCGGCAATGGCTGACGCTGTTTTGTTTTTCCCGGACATGAGCGCCAGCGCAAATTTTCGTTTTTGCGTTGTCAGCACAGCCTCCTCCCGGGTCCAGAACGCACTCAGCCGGGTATGGTTCAGCCCATTTTTCCCGGCGTCTCATGCCGCAAATGTTAACTGCTGCCTGGTTAACATTTGCTGAAAAAGCCTGTTAACATTTTTTCCGCACAACAAACTGAATAATAAAGATAAAAACCGCAAAAATGCCCGGGCAGCCAGTTAACATGTTAACTGCCCTGAAACGGGAATTTTTTCTCTGCGTGAGAGGGGGCGCGGTGTCCAAAGCGATCGTTTTTTACGCCGGATGATACCCCCCCCGGGTTGGGTTACAGTCCGATGATGTCGTCCTCTCTGCCACTACCTCCGGACACCTCCGGCAGCGTCGGGTCCGGCATACCACTCGCCGCTTCACGAGCAGACTTTTGTCGATGGCATTCGGTACAGAGCGTCCAGAGATTCGTCTCCTCATTACCACCACCGAACTGAAGTGCAATTCGGTGATCGAGTTCACTGTCACAGAGGTCAACCACACGACCACAGAGACGGCACTGCCCGGCGTCCCTGAGCCAGATATGACGCTTGAGGGAAACACGTGCACTGCCACTGACACGACGCTGTTCACCCTTCAGAATATTCACCCGTCGGGTATTCAGTGTTTTGATTCTGCTCTGGAGTGTACGAAGCTCAGCCATGTAAAATCCCCGTCATATGGCAATCAGTAAAGGAAATAAATATGTCATCGAAAAACCGTACCCGCAGAACCACAACCCGCAATATCCGTTTCCCCAATCACATAATTGAACAGATCAACATCGCCCTTGAGCATAAAGGGTCCGGTAACTTTTCAGCGTGGGTTATTGAAGCCTGCAGGAGAAGGCTGGCAACAGATGCAACGCATCTGCGCCCGGCCAGCATGACAAATAACGAGAAATGAACGTTCGGTTTCTTCCACCATCGCACCGGACAGGCGACTATGAGGGGACAACGCCGCGCTCCGTTAACGCGGTAAACCCCGGTGTGTATCGTTTTTGATTATCCCCGCACACTCGCGCAGAGGAGTCTCCCTGTCGGGCTGCGGTCTCTGTTAATGCAGGAATACGGCGACAATACCGCGCATGGATAATAAGGTCGCTCAACACACTGGCTGTAATGCAGCGGATACCATGCGGCATTTAGCGGCATTCATCGTACACTCCACGGTTAGCTCTTCATTCGTGGCATTCACCTGAAAGGTCCGGGAGTGTAATTGCGTACATTTACCACTGAACGAACCTTCAACAAGAACACGACCACGCTGCAAAATACGGAACGGAATTGTTCCCTGAAAAGGTTCTACGGTTACCCGTAATTTCTTCATGTATCCTCCGGATAATAAAAAGCCAGCTTAGTGCACTGAGTGCGGATATATTCCTGCGCCCCTTCCAGCTGCTTCTGCATTGTCATCAACCGTTCTCTGAGGATGAAATAATCCCGTTCAGCGGTGTCTGCCAGTCGGGGGCCGGTTGCATTATCCACGCTGGAGGTGCCGGTGGCTTCACGCACGGTACCGGGGCAGGTGGCGTTGACCCGCAGGCGCTTACGACCAGCGGCAACATCAGCGCGCAGAGTTTCATTTTCAGCTCTCGCATCGGCTAATTCCTTCGTGTATCTGGCATCAAGCGCAGCGACATCTCGCTGGCGCTGCTGCATGTCAGTAATAGTGGCATTCGCCAGTTTCAGCTCACTGACTTTTTTATCGCGCTGCGCTTTGTAGGTGATGGCGTTATCGCGGTAATGATTCAGCCCCAGACTAAGCACACCACAGGCTACCAGCAGGACAATAATCACCACACACAGAACACGGTTCATATCACCACCAACGGATTGCCCAGACCAGAACAGCAATGGCCACAATACGAATGGCAAATGCCATTGCCCGAATAAGTTCAGCACTCATCTTTTTAAAGTTCACGATTTCAGCGCAATGACCAGTTTTGCCAGCCCATACAGCATCGGAGACACAGCAATACCAACAGCCACCCACTTAATAGCAAAAGCCAGCGCTCTGCTGATGTCATCAGTCACTGTCACCCCAGCAGCCCCGACGAAGACAACATCACCCAGGCGAAGGACAGAAAAAGAGCAACCAGCATTAGTGAAAATGAAATACCGACAATCACACACAGGACCTTTGCCGGCGTTATGAGTTTGTCTGACATAGCTACCCCTTAATTGCCACAATTAACTGGGATACTACCCATAAAAAAGGGATGCTCCAGACCAGCAAAAATTTCCAGTTTGGTAATTGACTAATCATGAGTCGCAACTCCCTAATCAGTTTGCTAAAATCAATCAAGGCAGCCTCCCATAGCTTACTGCCATAAAAACAAAACCCCGCTTGCTGCCAACAAACGGGGTTTTTACTTTTATTCACTTACATTTTGCCAGTTCGCAGGATTTCGTGTTATCCATCCGCCTTGGCCAACGTCATTTATTAGCAAAATATTCTGCTTATCTGTCGATTCCCCAGCACGCCAGCGCGCTCTCCTGGTCACGACGGGATACCTGACCGTAACAGTTATTTGAGCGAATACGGCAGTCCCTGCCACCGTCCTTAATCCACCAGCGAATCGCCTCACACGCTCCCCTGCGATCACCTGCATTAATTCGTTTATAAAACGTCGACGGAAAACACTTACCGGGGCCAATGTTGTACGGACAGAATGACGCGATCCCCGCTTTCTGGGGTTCACTCAATGGCACTCTGATGTTTTTCTCCACCCATGCCAGCGCCTTATCACGCTCAATGGCGTTAACCCGGTCGCATTTTTCCTTCGACAACTTCATGCCAGGAACGACAGGTTTGCCATCCACCAGGATGGCACCGCGGCAGATGGTCCAGATACCCGCGCCATCACGGTATGCCGTGGTGTGGTTACCTTCCTTTTCATCCAGAAACTGGTCGAGAATGTCAGGCGCAGGCGCACCAGCGGCAATCAGCGCCAGAACGGCAGCCGACAGGCCGTATTTGATTTTGGTGTTCATGGATATTTATCAGGATTTATCGGTTTCTGCCCACGGACAGGTTTATCTGTTCCGGTCAGTGACTTAAGGTTGTGATTCCGGAGGAGTCTTCAGAGAACCAGTAATTATTCCCGGTAGCTTTCCTTTGTAGGTTATCCATACATTCTGCGCCTCTAAAATTACGGGGCGCTTTTCCGGCGACTGCTCATCCCCTTCACATAACCCGGCAGCAACATCCAGGAAGACCTGTCTGATGCTCCTTCTGGCTGCTGCCTCATAAAACTCCAGCGTGGCACCTTCAACACGGTCCAGCGAGATGTCCAGGTCAAAAATTTCACCGTCAAAGCGTTTTTTGTCCCGTAACGCTAAAGTTACCGTAACTTTATTCTCAAAATTGCGGATCCCTTTCACAATCAGTTCATAGTTTTGAGTCATTGAATTACTCTCCCCGTGCAGCCTTACGACGGTCCTCTCTGATTTTGAAATACAGGTTAGTCAGATATGTCAGCAGCCCAAACAGCAGACTCCCCAGCACGCCTATTGCCGCCCACTGAGACGGGGAAACCCTGTCCAGCAACTGCAGGAACCAGTAGCCCGTTCCCACCGCTGACGTGGTGTATGACACACCTGTTGTGATTTTTTCCATCTGGTACATACCCCGTCTCCCGTTATCCGGAAGCTGACAACAATAAAAAAAGCCACCAGTTAAGTACTGATGGCTCTGATAACTCATGCAGGCATCTCAGACGACCCACTGACACTACCGGTGAGTTTAACGATACCTTCCATTTGACTGGCTCACTTTTTATGATGATGCCGGTGCATTTATCTCCAGCACCAGACTTTCTATCTCAACGCCATACGCTGCATTTTTGGTAATATCCGTCAGCGTCAGCGCATTCAGCCCCAGTGTCAGACTGTCTTTTATGACCTGGAATGCCGGGCCAGCCACTCCATTCAGTTTCGGAGTAACCGTGGCACTGCCGGCGGTGAACACCAGCTCCAGCGTCTGCCAGTCGTTACTGTAATTCCCGAACTCGCCCAACTTTGTGTTTCCGGCTTTCTTGTGATGCATCAGATTCAGTTTGCCGTCTGTGGTCTGGGTGAAGAACGACATCAGGAACGGGTTACCAGTCCCGGTCATCGCCACGACGTCAGGTAACGCTACATCGGTATACAGATAAATTCCCAGACCGAACTGGTTGTTGGTCAGTGCGCCTGACAGTCGAAACTTACAGCTCAGTCTGCCACCCCGTGTCAGCAGGGAGACCGCGTCATCCACCGGATGCATCAGGGACCAGGTTTTATTGCTCTGCTTGGTAACCTTAAACACACCATCTTCCAGCGCAACACTGCCGCCGGTGATGGTCCAGCCCTGCGCAGCAGCCTCTCCGGCTGTCGGCAGCAGGGAGACTGTACGAACGGATGTGTCACCATCAGACGGCCCCGATGGCGTGTCGCCGCCGGGCGAGGGTTTAATCTCCGGTGCGGTACCGCTGATGAAGGCGCTGGTTCGACCAACTGCGTTCAGAATAGCGGTTGCCAGGCGATCCGAAATAATGCCCCTGCGCGCCCATGAACTGAAATGTGTCGGACGATTTGACGATACCCAATTACCATTACTACGGGATTGCGCGCCGTAATAACCTGCATCAGCAATATCCGGGTCTTCTGCCGGTAAGTTGGTGGGCGTGTTGTTGCCGTTACCGTCGGTCATGAACGGCACAAAGAAAACGTTGTCGCTCTCCCTGTTTTTGTACGCGCCGTAGACGGAGTCATACTGTGTGCCGTATGTGTTTTTCCAGTAATACGTCGTGTCGCCACAAATCCACGGTACAACTGCAGCACTGCCGCCATGGCACTGCGCGTTAAATCCGGAAAGGTCAGTACGGAACTGCTTCAGCATGGCCGTGAACAGGTCCGGTTGCTGTGCGTAGGTGGCAGCGCTCATGTCAAATTCGCCCTGCATCCAGCACACCGCCAGCAACACATTTTTCGGGTTCTTCTGTAATGCCGCTTTGGTGCGTGCGATCAGGTCCTGATATAACGGTTTACCCACACCCCAGCGTGCCGAATCCTGGCTGGCCCCCGTGTCCGCACTGAATGTCCCCTCCGCGCCCTGGGTGAATGCCGAACCACCACGACAGCATGGTACCAGCAGGATCCCCGCGTTATTCGGGATATACGGAAGCAGTTTTTTGGCAATATGTAAGCCCTGGCCGACACAGCCGTACTGCCCTTTGCTCAGGTCTGCCTTCGGATGATTCAGTGCGCTCATATCCTGAACATCATGCAGGCAGTGGTCTGCCGGAATGATGTCGTTAAATGCGCATGCTTTACCACCGGGAGTCACTGTGTTGCGACGGGCCAGTTGCTTAATGCGTGGGTGGGGCGCATCGTAAGAATCCGGAAGCGGAAGCCCTTCACCGTAAGCCATGGCATTGGATTGCCCGGCCAGTACGATGACGTAGTACCACTCCGGCTCAGTTGCACCACTGACGACCACATCACCTTCTGCTGCAATCGCCTGCATCAGGGTATAAGGGGTTATGGCCACCGGACTACCAAACGGCTGCCAGCCCTCTTTCAGTTTATGTGTCAGCTTTTCCGCAAGATCTGACGGCGACGCCGCCCTGACAACATCATAGTGTTTAAATGCCATGGTTCTTTCCACCATCTGAAAAATGATTCTTTAAAATACCTGACATGTAATACAGAAAAAACACAAAACCATACCTTAATTAAAAACCTCATCATCAAGCAGATATGCATGGATAAACTACAAGACGAGATATAAACCACCCTGCATTTAAATAAACAATAAACAACATCAGAAAAATAATTCTGCTCTATGGTTTACAATCAAAAATATCATTTATACTTTTCAGAACATCACCAGCAAGGCATAAACAAGGAAACTAAATGAAGTGGATTGTGATTGATACAGTTATCCAGCCATCATGCGGAATATCTTTTTCAGTCATATGGAGTAAAATAAAATTAATAATCTGGTATCAATCGGATGCTTTCTTACCTCCTGAAAGTATATTTACACTGACTCACACAGGCATCATGCTCAATAACAAAGTGCTGCCTGTAACCATTTACAACGTAGTACCATTCAATAAAACATTCTGGAATTTAATCAAAAACAGCCAGGAATGCCCTACAAATACAGATAACGTATTGAATGAATGCTTTAATAACCGTTGCACTCTGCAAATATGTCCTTATGGGCTAAAACAACAAAGTCCATAAGGAGTTTACTCACATCTGACAAAATCAATATAAACAGCCCCTCCGGAGAGGGGCTGGAGAGTGGCGCTATGTGCCATTGCATGGTGCCGGGTGCCTCCCGGTGAATTCAGTACCAGCACCTGAATCCGCGATTATCCCATATACCTACTCGCTGATTGCCCCTCCGCACAGGGGGATTCACCATGCCAGTTTCTTTTAACAAACTCCCCGCAAACCAGACAACAGTCAACCGCCTGAATTGTGAAGTATTTAAAAATTTCTCCCGCTAACTGATACCCGGCTAACAGTCTGGCGTTTTCTTTTTCAGCAACGGGAAAGCAGCAACCACCACACCCGCCACCAGCACACCGTCAGCCAGCACTGACATTATCCGGCTGCTGCAATGCCATTCACAAAAACAGTAAGCAATCACTTTTTACCGTAACCGGTGATAATCCAGATATGTATCTACCCCAGATGAGTAATCCGAAGTTCATCCATACCACAGGTCCTGGCTATTCTGTTGTACTCCTGAACAAGAGCAAATAATTCTGAATTAGCCACCATGAACTCATCGCAAACCCTCTGTATAGCATCACTATTCAGAATAATAACGTCTCTTCCCGAAAGACGATCAGGAGTACAGAACAAAACTGTCAAACGGCTGAAGGCCTTTGCTCGTTCTGCATTGACTATATCAATACGCTGCCTAAGGATGAAACACCCCGACGCCTCATCAATATTCACTCTACCCACACCATATGAATGATAAATATTTAATGCTGAAAAAACCATTAGACCGTATAACAAACACTCAATCAACACTTAACAGAACTTTTATTTTTGACAAACATATAATATTTTCAACAATATCCTGAGCCAGGTATATTTCAGTATAAGGCTCTGCCGAAAGGAATCTGGAAGAATGAATATGGCGCGCTGTACTGGATTCGAACCAGTGACCGATTGCTTAGAAGGCAATTGCTCTGTCCGGCTGAGCTAACAACGCTGAATACCGATAATGGACCGCCATCGGGGACCCGCCCCCGCACCAACAACCCTGTTATCGTGTCGTCTGCTCTTCCTGATAAGCTAATGGCGGTTTGTGATGGTGGCCCTTGCTGGATTTGAACCAGCGACCTGGCGATTATGAGTCGCTCGCTCTCACCACTGAGCTAAAGGGCCGAAAGCAGAATAATAATGGTGCGTAATTAATTCTGCAATCTCATCCGTTTCAAACGATTAAATCCTGAACTTCCCTGACTGTCTGCTCAAAACGTCCGGTCTCCAGTTCAACGCCAATCGCACGACGCCCCAGTGCCATCGCCGCTTTTACCGTTGAACCCGACCCCATGAAAAAATCTGCAACCAGGTCACCCGGACGACTGCTTGCGCTGATTATCTGCTGCAGCATTTCTGCCGGTTTTTCGCACGGATGTTTCCCGGGATAGAACTGCACCGGTTTATGCGTCCACACATCGGTATACGGCACCTGCACCGTCACGCCAAAATACCGCCGCAGATGTTTATATTCACTCAGCAGCTCCGCATACTGCCGGTTCAGTGAGGTATACGTATCCACCAGCTGGTGGTGGAGCTTTTCCAGTTCACCACGCCGATGCTTCTCTTCTGCCACCCGGGCAAACAGCGCCTGTAATTTCAGATAATCGCTTTCATTCGGTAGCTGCCACTGACTGGCACTGAACCAGTGCGACACCATGTTTTTCTTTCCTGTGGCATCTGCAATCTGTTTTGCCGTTATCCCCAGGGCCGCGCGCGCATCACGAAAGTAAGAAATCAGCGGGGCCATCACATGCTGTTTCAGTGCACTGCCCTTCGCCGCATACCCGGCATCTTTCGGACGATACGGCCCCTGATAATGTTCCGCGAACAGAATGCGCTCTGTGGCGGGGAAATACGCCCGCAGGCTTTCCTTGTTGCATCCGTTCCAGCGTCCGGACGGCTTCGCCCAGATAATATGGTTCAGCACACTGAAGCGTTCACGCATCATGATTTCGATATCAGATGCCAGGCGATGGCCACAGAACAGGTAAAGACTTCCGGCAGGTTTCAGCACCCGCCAGAACTGCGCCAGACACTGGTCCAGCCACTTCAGGTAATCATCGTCGCCCTTCCACTGGTTATCCCAGCCCTCGGGCTTCACTTTAAAGTATGGCGGGTCTGTGACTATCAGATCGACAGAGTTTTCCGGTAAGGTCTGGATAAATTCCAGGCAATCAGCGTTGATTAACTTACAACTGGATATTTTTACAGTATTAAGCATGGATCATTAAGCCTGTCTCTGATAGGCTCATTCTGCTTTTGCGCAAAGCAGTGGGCCTGAGGTTTGCTTGTGAACCCAACGCATGAGCAGATGGCTGGTGGGTGCCCCTAACACCCACCAGCCGCCCATTTACCACAAATAAAAAAGCCTTCACTGCGGAAGGCGTCTGTAACAACCGAACTGATAGTCTGCCAGACCCGCCATAACCAGCTGAGTCAGTATTAACTGGCAGCGTTCGCGTGAAAGGTAAGTATTCTGCGCTATCTCCCCGACTGTCGCCGGTTCGGTAACGCTTAATTCATTAAACACCACTCTGGCGGTTTCTGTCATATCCTGCTGTTTTAGCATGTCTTTTTCCCTTTTCCGGTTAACGTGACACACCAATAACTCTTGTCGAAAAAGCCAGCAAGCTGAAAGAACGGTATTAATAACCACCAGCGAATTTATTGCGCTACTGTATATCGCGGACACAAAAAAACCACCTTCCGGTGGCTTCCTTGTGCGAAAAAAACTTGCGTTTCGCCTCGCGATACAGCTTTGCGAAGCTTATACGGATTGAAGCAGTTTATTGATCAGTTTGCAACATTTTTCTCTGTAACAAAAGCCATGCGCATGGGGGCATATAACATAAATTCAGATACCCCCAACCATTGATCAATTCGGCGTCTGCACGTAACCAACGACCAATCAGGATGATCTGCATTTAACCTTTCGGCCATTTTCAGTTTGCTCATTCCCCGTCCTTCGTACCTTTGCCGGAGAACATTGATTAGCCCGGGATATTCCCCAAGCACCTCACTGATAACGCGATCAATAATCAACGCCTCTGTGTCTGTACAATGTGACAACCAGCTCTTCTGCTTTCCTCTTGTCATATCCCGAAAAAATGCCTCAAGTTCCGTTTTTTCCAGCCCGGATTTCTTCATTCTGCGTAAAACCTCATTAACTGCTGTTTTCGTCAGCTTTTTCGAAACCAGTAACCGGTTAAACATATTTCCGGATTTACCCCCACCGATATACGACCACCGCCCCCACATCCGTAATTTCCCCTGGATCCAGACTGCTTCCAGCGTGTTCAGGCGTAAATGTTCGCCGCTTTTGCCTGTAATTTCCGGATATATCATATTTACGCTCACTCACTCTCAATTTTGTAAATCTTCACACCCAGCCGTCCACCAGATACTGGCTGACCACGTACAATATTGATTTCATCAAACTGCTCGTCATCAATGAGCACTCCCGCATGCGTCAGCGCATCCAGCGGTGCTTTCAGAATGTTGTCCAGGTCGCGACGACGCTTATCCGGTGGCTCTGCAATCACCTTTATCGCCAGCCTTCCGGACAGGCTTAATTTCAGCCGCTGCTGGCGAACAATAAGCGCCACAGCCCGGCGATAACGCTCACCGGCTTTTGATACAAAATATGTGCTGCCACGACGTCGCCAGTAGGTGTTCACCGTCGGCGGGTAAGGCAAAACAAACTCTATGAGCATCAGTCACCTCTTTTACCCGAGCACGCCAGTCGCAAAGGCGTGATCAAGAAAACGAAAAATTAAATCAACCTGGGAACCATGCTTTTCTTCGAACGCCAGCGGATCCGCATG